CATCGCATTGTTGATACGGTCTCGGGTGGTTTCGTTTATATTCTTGACCAACGCTGCGGCGTATTTTTTAGTCGCCTCTGATATCTTAGTCTCGAGGTCGGCGGTTGCCACTTTGACAGGCGATACACTCTCGAGCGACAGCATGCCAGCGAGCGTTATCTCGTTTCTAGGCTCATAGGTAAACTCAATGAAAGTGTCGTCTCCCCCATCTTCTTCGCTGAAATCGATATCTACAGTAAAGTCACGCTTCTTGGTGGCACTTTCTTTTACTTCGTATTTATCCCAGCTAATCTGAGGCACAATATCCTCTGCTAGTTTCTTAAAGTACTTCTTCAATTTACGCTCGAGCGTTGCTGACCATTTGAGCAAGTTATCAAAATGCTCACCGTCGTCGGTGTACTCTTTTGCCCACGGTATCTCTGCCGCTTTGATAAATATATCGAATTCGTCTCGAGCTTGTATTAATTTTTCACTGCATTTATGACACATCTATAAACCCCATATTTACCACGATGCCGACTAGATACTCAGTGCCGTCGTCAGCGTATATCGGCGTGAGAGGCATCTCAAACATTATGCCTCGATTAATGTGGTTACTTTATCGCTCATTCTTTTTACACTTGCGATTATCTCGCTGGCGGTCTTTGAACCGTCGGCTTCAGTAGCAGGAGCAGTGCCGGGAATGGATGGGGGAGTCGGCTTAGTCCATTCTGCCTCTTCCTGAGCTGTAAGTGCTGGAAGTTTGAGCATATCTCTTATAAATGTCTCTGTTGATACGGTTGGAGTCATAACGCCTGCCTGAGTAAGCTTCATAATAGCGTCTGAGAATAGTTGAATGTTATCGTCGCCGATTTTCTCGTGCGTCATCTTTGGAACAGCGGATCCAGCACCCCAGTTTAGCTCAATGAGGTCTTTCGCCAGAGTATTTGTCAAAGTTTCGCATACATAGTCGGCGATGTACTCTAAAGAGTGCAAGAATAGTTTTGATGCATCTTCACCGAGGGCTTTTGAACCGCTGCCACTGGCACCTTGACCAAGTTGCAAGAACTGAGCCAGAACATTCGCATATATTTGCTTTGTGTGATATTCAATCGTTGGAAGCATGTCGCTGGAGGTGCTAGATGCCATTTTTAGGATTTCCAAGCTAACACCAGCAGGAACCTCGAGATACCCCTCTTCATTAGATCGTAAGTTGCTCAATCCCTCTCTGAGCTTGTCCCATTCGGTCGGTGCAACCGTAACTTCAGAATCTTGCTTTGCCACTGGAATGCCCACGCCATATCTTTCATGAGCCATAGCGTTCAACTTCACAATGAGGTCGAGCATATACCAGTCTTTATAAACAGGGCGGAGGATAGACATGCCAGCATAATTATCGCCCTCTTTTTCGTGAGTAAACAATGCAACTTTCCAGTCAGGGATATCTTTGAACCCGCCAGAAAGCAACCATTGCTGTATGCCTGGCTGACCGTTTGACATCATCCATCTATATAACGAATACTGCTTGCGAAAAGCGAACTTCTTAATACCAATCATGTCAGTGCCTTTGTAGTTGGTAATCTCAAAAGTTTTCTCGAATAGCGAGAAGCCAAACTCAAGGCAGGTCAAAATCTCTCGGAGGATTTGTTTGAACTCTAGCCTTTTGAATATCTGATCATTTAAGTAATCAACCTTTTTCTGCCCGACGGTTTTAGAGTCTTCTTCAGGTGCTTCGAAGCCATAGCTTGCTGCAAGTACCGGGAGCTTCACAACCTGAAGAGCCGCTTTAATAGGAGCGGAGGAGCGTCGCATTTCATCATACTTTTTACTCGCTGCCCGCCCGACGAGATCTTTGTTATATTCCTCGCCGATAATAAAGCCGTTCATTATCAATACGCCAGAACGACCGATCTCAGTCTTGAGGTCTGCCCCTTTTGCTTTGGTAACATCCGAGTACTTTGGATCCTGTTCAACGCCAGAGGGAGCTGAATAGTCTTTAACATCGGTCGTCGAGAGTCCACTATTTGGATTTGTTATTCCTGCCATATAATTAGTCCTTATTTAGCTATTTATTCTCATTATACAACAATTGATTATTATAGAATAATACCCCCACAAAAACCCTTTTGACACTCCCCTACTTTGGCATGGGTCGGTACTTTCAGGCGTGAAAACGCAAAAAATCACGAGTAGGGGAGAGTAGGGGAGTGGTCTAAAATCGCTATTTACCCCTATATTGCCCTGTGTTGCGATTAACCCCCCGTGGGTTATATATAGTTCATCGGGCTGTTAAAGCCACCGTGTCGGCTATACTGTGGCTACTATCCCCTCTTCTGCTCTCCCCTACTCATCCAAACATAGCCAAATAATATTATACGACATTGCGATTTGCCCTAAAATTGCTTTGATCGGAGCCCACCAGTAACTGGTCTTCTCTCCTCGTCTCGTTCTTTTTGCTCTGTAGTTTTCTCGGGAATCGTGGCACCAAATATCAGGCAGTCGATTAGGTAAACAATAGCATCTACCATATCGTCGTGCTTGACACTTGGGAAGTGTGTCAGCTGGTCGATAGCCAACTGTAGGTTTGGTATGCCCGCTTTGAAATGGACACGGTTGCCCTCGAAAAACTTTGACACGGCTATAGTTCGTCGTCGCTTATCCTTGTCAGGTGTCAGTGGTACTATCGGAAGCCCGCCAAGCGATGACTTGTAAGCCGACTGAAATATGATGCCCTCAATACCGATGAAGTCTGTCTTTTTTTCTTTTGCCCACGAGTTAACCTCTTTAATGCCCTCTCCGAATGACAACTTATCATTGCCGATTTTGGTGATCATTACATGGAGCTCTTTGATATTAGTCTCTGGTTCAATAACCCAGAACGAGTAACCCCTGACCTTTGCAAAAAAGTCGGCGGTGTCTTTTTTCGATATTGCTGGATCACAAGCGAAGCCTCGTCTAATAATCAGCTCTTTGAGAGGTTGCCACTTAACAATATCTATCCATGCTTTTCGAATTATTGCATCCATTTCGTCAATCGGTTCATTTTGATATTCCTGAGCAAATACTAGCGAGCCCTTATAGTTCGGATTGTTTGGATTGTCACGCATATCGTGTAGTTCGTCGACGGTGTACATCTGCGGCCATAATGAATATTCATTGCCCTTGTCGTCTTCATTGAGAGCCTTGTATAGCTTGGTAAGCCACCCACCAAACTCGCCGTTACAGTTTATTATGTTCATCAATAGCGAGTCGCCGTGCAGTATCGTTCCGACTATAACTGCCCGCCCATTTTTCGCTAATGCAGGCAGAGCCGCCCGGGTAAACCACTTTTTTAGCTTTTCTCGTTGCTCTATGCTCTGAACGCTCTCGTCATTCTCCAAATCGTCGAATAATAGCAATTCAGGTCGATATTGTCGATATTTCAAACCTCTAATCTTCATACCATAGGCTCTAGCTTGAACCATAACGCCAGTGGAGGTCTCAAACTTGCCATCCTGCCACATTTTGCCACGCAGATCGCCATATAGCCACTTGATTACCGAATTATCCTCGAATTCCTGCCTTAATGTATTAACAAAGCCCACCGACTGCGAATATGTATCAGATATCGAGATAATATAGTGATGTCTTTGCGTTAATATGCACCATGAGATATAGATCAGGTTAACAACGGTCGATTTAGCATGCCCACGAGGTGCAGCAATGCCGACATTGGTGTCCTGATTGATTAATTCCAGCAATTCGGCATGAAACGCCGGGGATTCCATCAAAACATGGTGCGGAAAGCAAAAAAAGCCGAATAATAGGATATTACCGGGATCTGAGAATATAGTGCGGAGGTCTTTGGCTAATCTATCCCGATCATTCCCATAGGCATTACAATAATCAGTTAGTTCTTGTCGAGTCAGCTTCATTTAGCTTAGCCAACCTTTCTGCGACTTCTTCTTCATCTGACTTCGGTTTATCGTTGGTTAATGCCAGAGAGTCGCCATATCCTCGCTGTTTACCCTTTCGTGATAGCACCCATTTAATAGCATCGGCGTCTTTGCTCTTTACCTTGCTGAATAAGCCATCTTCAGCCAAATCGAGTATTTTCTCGGTTTCTTGGTCAACATATACCCGCATATCGGGATTATCTCTCAAATAGTCATAAACACATGGCCTGCTACAGCCAAGTTTCAATGCTATCTTCATCAGAATACCGCCAGTGTTTTCGACAGCCGCTATGAACTTCTTTTTTGATATTTTATGTTTTGCCATGGATTGTAAGAAATTGTAAATTATAGATCCTCAATATTCAGTGCTTTGTCGTCGATATAGATATCCGCTCCAATCTTCACTTGCATTGCTATGCCGTGAAATGGAACCTCGTTTTTAATAAGCCACGCCAATGTTATCGCATAGTGTTTAGGTGCTCTGGCAGTGTAAATAACGACATGAGCTCCCTTTTTGTACCATGACCACAATAAATCGATCATGTCCTGCTTTGGAGTCGGGTCAGTATCCCCCCAGAACTCACCATTGCATAGCGTACCGTCTAGATCGACTGCGATAAGCTTTCCCGCAGGATTTGATAACAAACTGTGCATTTTTGATTTAATATTATCCATTTTTTACTTATCCCAATCAAAACCGTTACCAAAATGACCGTTTTCTGCTGTCTTTTGATAAATTGGTCTCTTTAAATCTAAACTTTTGATTATGCCTGCTGGCGTTAGATCGTATCGCCCCGCTGGAATTAGTATGTGTCGAACACCAGTCGGATCATCGTGGTATTTAATACTTGCGGTCGCCATGACAGGCTCAGCTATTCCGATCGAGTATGCTAACTTTACCATTACCTCATGCACGCCAGTAAGTTCTCGAATCATATCGACTGCAATACGCCGTGCCATGTAAGCGGCTGATCTGTCTACCTTGCTCGGATCTTTGCTCCGCCCCCGATTGGAATATTCGGACCATAGTTATCGACCGCAAGCTTCCTGCCAGTAAGTCCTGTGTCGCCGTCAAAACCACCGATAACAAAACTGCCAGTCGGATTGAAATAATAATTTTTTATCTTTTGCTTTAGTACTCGTTCCGCCCAGTCCTTTGGAAAGTCGCTGATATCGTTTGGCTTTTGAAATGACAACACTACGGTTTCGATTGAACCATCGTCGTTTAGCGTGACCTGTCCCTTGCCGTCTGGACCAAGCGGTGTCAAATTTGTCATGTGGCTTACTAAACGCCGGGCAAGATATAACTCCTGCGGTATCATCTGCTCGTTGTCGTCGCATGCATAGCCAACCATTATCCCCTGGTCGCCCGCTCCTCCGTTATCAACACCCATTGCGATGTCGGGACTTTGTTTGACTATATTAACATCTATGGTGTAATCTTCATAATTCAAATAATGATTTGTTACCAATACGCACTGAGCAATTTTCTGAATCACCCCATCGGATAGATTGTACTTGCTGGTTATCTCGCCCATAATGGCTATTTTGCCGTGACCGCCCATAGTTTCGACTGCCACCCGGCTATCTGGATCGTGACTTAAACACGCATCCAAAATTGCATCGGATATTTGATCGCATATTTTGTCAGGATGACCTTTTGCGACACTTTCGGCTGTTTTCATAATTTTATTGCTTTCTCGCCAGTGAATGACTCCCAGCGTTTAATTATTACATCCACATACTTCGGATCTAATTCGGTGCCATAGCAAACTCTGCCCAGCTGTTCGCAAGCCATGAGCGTGCTACCTGAACCGAGAAATAAGTCGAGGACAATATCTTCTGATTTGCTACTATTCTCAATCGCCTTGACTACGAGTGCGATTGGTTTCATTGTGGGATGGTCTGTACTCTTGGTGGGCTTGTCTATATCCCAAACTGTGGTCTGATTTCTGCCGCCGAAAAACTGATGCGAACCGCCGTCTTTCCAACCGTACAAAATAGGCTCGTGCTTCCACTGATAATCCTGTCTCCCCATCACCAAGCAGTTTTTGTTCCAGATGATGCACTGCTTTAATAAATACCCGGCATCGAGAAAAGCTCGCCTGAAATTTAATCCCTCGGAATCGGCGTGGCACACATAAATCGCCCCACCTGATTTGGTCGCCCCAGCCATTGATGTAAAAGCACTCAATAAAAATTGGTAAAAGTCGTCTGATGTTCCAAATTTATCGTTGTTGATTTTGAGTGCGTCTTTGGTTTTGCCCTCGTAGTCCACATTGTATGGAGGGTCAGTGAATACCATATCAGCCATGCCCCCCCCCCCATAAGCTTGTCGACATCTTCGGATTTAGTTGAGTCTCCGCACATAACTTTGTGCTTTCCCAACTGATAAATATCGCCGAGCTTAGTTTTTGGCTCGCCCTCAGCTACCTCAGGAACATCATCCTCTTCGATTTCTTTTTCAATTTTCAATTCTGATTCGTCAAATCCCCACTCCAATAGGTCGTCAGTCTCAAAGGCATTAGCAAGAATATCAAAATCAAACTCGCCTGTGTTTTTATTCGAGCGGATGTTGTATTCCTGCACTTCTTTTTCGGTTAACTGTCGATTAGGTACTCGGACATCGATCTCTTCTCCACCCCGACCGAGTGTCTGCATTATTCTCAATCGTTGGTGACCTGCCAAAATAGTGCCGTCAAGGTTTATGGCAGGGATTTCAACAAGATTAAATTTTTCTAAAGATTTAGTTAAGTCCTTGTTCTGCTTATCGGTCATTTGACGAGGATTGTGCTCGTATGGTACAAGCTGGCTGATTGTCCTCTTCTCAGTTTTCCACTCAAGATTATTCTTTTCCATACAACCTCTTTTCTGCCTTTTCTCTTCGGAAATAACCGATATTAAATGACACATCAACAAGCTCCCAGCCGTCTTTTGCGATCTCATTGATCTGCTTTTCAGCTTTTGGAGCGAATCCGCTCAATAATTCAGTCTTATACTCTAACATGGTGTCTCCTCAAATTTGCATTTGTCTTCAGGGTAAACCTTGCCGTCTGGAAACTGAACGCCATATTCGTGCTCAGTAAAATATCCGTCAAGCATCGCTACTTTTTCAAACACGATTGACCCTGGTCTTTTTGCTTTTGAATAATAATTACTCATATAATCTCCTTATAATTTCCTCTACCACATTGACTACCACGCCGTTTCCGCACAACTTGTATCTCTGAGTGTCGGATATCTCTTTCACTTCTCCGTTAAAATTTCCCATCGCTGTCCAGTTGTCTGGCAAGCCCATGAGTCTCTCGCATTCAATCGGAGTTAGTCTGCGGATGCGATAGCCATCATATATGCCGTGCTTATCCTGAGTGTTGAGAGTAAACATTGGCTCACCATTTGTTTTGAACCTGCGACCGTTTTGGCGTTTTTCTAATCTGTCTGGAGTAAGAACTGGCACCGTAATAACAGGTTGTCCGCTTCCATCCTCCCGGGCTCGTGCAGGTATAGTCGGAGCCAATCCGCTTTTGCACTCCCTAAATCCCCTGCCATCTTTGTGAGTTCTTAGCGTGCCGACAACCGCTTTCTCTTTGATATAATTTCCATTCCAGGATGCAAACTGACGAGCTGTCAGCGTTGATGCAGTGTCGTGTACTTCTTCTTCATTCGGTATTCGTCGAGCACAAACTTCGAGTGACTCTCGGATAGGAAATACTTGTCTGCCACCAAATCCTCCAAGATGTCCGACAATGAACACTCTCTCCCTATTTTGCGGGACTCCGAAATTCTTTGAGTTAAGCACTTGCCATTCGATACTATACCCCAATTCTGCAAGCGTGGAGATGATGACTTTGAAAGTTCTGCCACCATCATGAGATAGCAATCCTTTGACATTTTCCAGTAAGACGAGTCGAGGTTTTTTCTCATTGAGAATCCGTATAATGTCAAAAAACAAAGTGCCTCTGGCTTCGTCAAATCCTCGACGCTTTCCAGCAATAGAGAAAGCTTGACAAGGAAAGCCTCCGACAAAGAGGTTGATTTCAGGCAGTTGTCGAGGGTCAATTGTTGTAATGTCTCCATAATTAGTGCCTCCAAAAATATGCTTATAAACTGCGGAGGCATACTTATCAATCTCGGAATTGCCAATGCATTCAGCAGTCGGGATGGCTCGAGTAATTCCCAAATGGAAGCCACCATATCCGCTAAATGTGTCAAAGAATTTAATGCCCTCGCTCATTTTGTCCTTACGCAAGAAAGCGACCTTTTTCTTCGGTCGATTCTTGCTAGTAAATTATTGTATAGCTAAATTATATCAGAATTATACTTGTTTCCAAAATAGGGTGATAATGCCAGTCGATGATGCATTTGGAGTAACTTTGATGCTCGTATTAAACAACGCACTGTAGCAATCCATCTTAGTGCCAGCGGCAGTGGAAGCCGGGAGGGTAATTTTAGCGGCAGAGTCATCGCCAATTGTTACAGTATGGGCTGACATAACAACATTGTGATAAACGCCCAGCAATACGACTGGTCCAGGTATTGTTACGCCTGCATCAACTGAAAGGTCAACAACCGTCATCTGGCAAGGAGAGATGGCGACTCGATTGCTGGCTTGGCTCATAACCGCAACTACATCGAATGTAAGTTTTGGAGTCGTACCATTAACGAACGCTAGAGTATAAGCTACTCGAATGAATGGAAAGCCGAAAATATCAACATTTCTCAATTGAACCATTGAGCTAATAGTGCTCTGTTGTGGGAATGCTGCCCCGAGATCAACCCATGTAGAGTTATCAAACGAACCCTGAATTTTAACATCCAATGTGAAAGAGTCTGGCGTGCCTGTAGCTGTGCCAATGTTCAAATAGAAATTAGCAGTCGCAAAATTCTCCGATGGGATGGAGGTGTCAGCTTCTGCCTGAGCTACTGCTGCGGCTCTAGCTTTTGATGGCAATATAGACTGCCTCTGTCTTTTTAATATTACGCTCATTTTCCTCATTTCTTGGGCATGAGAGCCCTTAGTTTATAATAAATTCTCGTTTTTTAATAACTGTTTGATCATAATCTTATCCAGGATGTCATCACGCCCTTTGTACTGGTTCGAGTGGAGCTCGAGCAAATCGAGTCCGTCTTGACCATATGTCGCAATCATCCAGTTTTTGTAATATGACTTGTCTTCGTGTGATTTCTTGTGACATGTAAAGCAGAGGCAGTGGACATTCCTTTCATCAAACCGTGTGCTCTCTTTGGCTCTTCCGAAATAATGAGCGGCTTCGAGTTTGATATCAGTCCGACCGCAAATCTCGCATTTACCGCCTCGGCGGATATATTTTGAGAACATTATATCAGTCGCCCTCTGTTTCATTTTATAATATCCCATGTCACAATTATACACCAAAAGCCCGCCTTGCGACGAGCCTTTGAATATCGATTCGGAGGAGCGGCCGAATCTCCCTTTTATTATATCAGTAAAAAGGAAATTGCATTAAACTCAGCCGGGCAGATTTGCATTCCTCTGAGCCATTCGTAATCAAACCCGATGACTTCAATTTCCTCATCAAACAATTCTTTGATGCCTTTGTCAAACGCCTCTTTGTTCTCGAGCTTATACTCTCCCTTACCGTCTGGGTCGTTTTTGATCGGCTCGATGATGACCTTGCCGAACTTGTTTTTCTTGCCGTACTGATTGAGCAATCCCGTGCGTCTGTCTGTCAGGTCGTTTGAGGCTTTCACTAGCTCGAGCAATGACTCTGCCATTTTGATTGCATACATTTTCTGCATCGGCATGATGGTGTAGTTTTCCATCCACATTTTGTTAGTGATAATGTCTCTCGCACCGAACAGATCGCCTTTTTTGATTTTGACCATTCTGGCTCCTTTTTAATTTATAATCGTTTTGGTCAGGGAAGCTGGACTCGAACCAGCGACCTTACGGTTCCAAACCGCACGCTCTACCAACTGAGCCACTCCCTGACAAGGGTATTAACCCTTGATAACACCCATCGGTGTTAATTCTACCATAATCTCAACTAAATCGCTCTGGTTTTTCATTACAATATCGATATCCTTATATGCTCCGCTTGCTTCGTCGAGGTCTTTTTTGCCTCGGATAGCGTGAAGTATCCCCTGGTCATCAAGCATTTTGATCTCATCCTCAAGTACCAAGTCCCTCTGTGCCTGCCCACGCCCCATTTTACGCCCCGCACCATGCGAGCATGACATAAAGCTTTCAGTGTTACCCAGCCCTTTGACGATGTACGACTTGGTGCCTTGTGAGCCGGGAATGATACCAATAGTGTCGGTGGTTGCTAGTGTCGCACCTTTGCGGTGTACCAGCACATCTTTGCCGAAATGGTGCTCAAATTTGGCATAGTTGTGGGCGATATTGATTATCGGGTCGCATTCCATGTGGTATCCAAGAGCATCAGAAAAAGAGGTCAGTACTTCCCTCATCATTAACTGTCTGTTGGCGAGTGCAAAGTCAACGCAATATCCCATCTCTGTCATATACTGATTAGCTTCCACTGTGTCCAACGGCAGAAAAGCCAATTCCTGCTTGGTGTCGACAGAAGAGTAATATTGCTCATTTAACTCAATCGCTATTTTATTATAATAATCTGCGACTTGTTTTCCGAGGTTTCGACTCCCGCTGTGTATCATGATCCAGATGTGACCGTCTGAACCTTTTTGTATCTCGATGAAGTGATTGCCCCCGCCGAGAGTACCGAGTTGCTTTCTAGCTGATTCGTATTCCCGATCACATACTGGCATTTTAACCCCTATTGGTGCATCTCTATAATAAGCAATGGGCATCAAATTTTCGCTCTTGGGCTCTTTTTGGTGATCGAAGCCAACTGGTATCGCCTCTCTGATTTTGCCCATGATTTTTTTGAGTGTCTCGGTGTCCATGTCGGTCAGTGATGTCTTGACCGCACACATACCGCACCCGATATCAACGCCGACAGCGTTTGGCACCACAACGCCTTGTGTCGCCATAACTCCCCCGATTGGCATACCATACCCCTGATGACTGTCTGGCATGATAGCTATGTGGTGAAATGCGAACGGCAGATTGGCGAGGTTTCGTATCTGTGCCATCGCACCATTTTCGATATCATCCAACCACATTTTGATCGGTAATTTTTCAGTTGTTATTATTTGCATTTGGATCCTTGATCGGTGGATTATTGACGATTGTCAGGTTGAAACTTTTGTCTCTCAAATCTGCATCGTATATTGTCCAGGCAAGCACTATGAGGAATATAGCTGGGAGCCATCGATCGCCCCATACCGCAATGACAGCCATAGTCTGGATGACAAAGTACAGTATCCATGATAATGTGTTTGATTTTTTCATTAGTATATTCTCGCTTTAGCTTTAATTTTAGGATCTCGAAACAGTCGACTTTCTGTTCCGCACTGATTGCACTTATAGATACCTTCAGCAATTACTTTATGGCTACGCATCGCTCCCTTTTTACCCTTTGAGTTTGTGCAATTTTTGCATAGTATTTTTTTATTCATTTTTTGCTTTCTTGTTAAATTTGATCGCTGGTCGCATAGTTGGTTCAGGTATTCTGTACTGAGGGTCTGGCTCCATATAGTTGTGGTGTTCAAGCCCGAGATATTCCTCAAGCCCGCAGATAAACAACCCCATTTTGTTCAGACGATCGTTGATATCATCTATCTGATCACCGAGTCGCTCATGCTTATCGTCTGTGTGATTTTCAATCGCTGTCTCGATAGTCTCTACAAGGCAAACATTGTCTGGTATCCTTAGCCATTCTCTAATTTTTCTTTTTATCCATCTCATTGATGCTCCAATCAATCTTTAATGTGTATATCCCCAGCACTATCTTGAACACCCTCACGATCAACCCCATTCTCGACAAACTTAACTCCAGCGATATCGGATGTGGGCTCAGGTACAGCTCGAGCCATTTCCGCTTGTATTCGTGCTTCATCAGATACCTTTCTGTTATGAATCTCGACCGCTTTTCTGCGATTTATGCTTTGAATCCGTGAATATCCAGGAAGACTTTGTCGTGCTTTTTTAGCTAATTTGTGGCTCATTTGTTTGCCACCCAACATGCGAGTAATACCAGCCCAACGACCAGCAGTACCAGCAAAACTATGCCAAGCGGAATCCAGATCGGTGCGAGTACCCACAACCACGACCAGGTGATGACATGCGTCAGCTTAAGTACGATGAACGCCACCGCCAGCAACCCAGTAAATCCAATCCCATTGTTTTCAGTCTTCAATTCCATCTCAATGCTCCTCATTTAATTATTTTCTCTTGTGACTCTGGTCAACCTCTGCCCACTCGCCCGCAAATGCTGCCTGATCTTTGTAGTACGACGGTCGCATCATCTGCCAGCACATCGCCTCAATCTTACCTGTCGGCTCTCTCCATAGTTTGTACCAAATCCGCTCCAACAATCCAACCTCTCTCACATTGAGAGAATAAAACGCCCCGCACTTAGTTCCCCAGATGTTTTTTTTCAAACATCTAGCCACCATTTTCATGGCTCCTCCGTTTCTAATTATTTTTTCTTTTTATCTGCTTCAACTCCGAGCTCTGTAAGTCTGCGAAGTTCTGACGAAATATAACCAGTTTTTTTGGATTCGGCGTATTCAACCGTTTCAGGCTTAAATCGCATCTGGATAATTTTGGTGTATTTTGCTTTTTTATTCGGCATGGTTTCCCTTATAGTAAGTTAGGTTGATTAGTTTTCTTGATAATTGAATGAAATGTAATCTTGTAAATATGCCCTGAGGCATCTTCGATTTGGTTTTGGTCTGTCGTCTTGTGGTATCCCAGCAATTCATAGTCGAGCATCTGCTTTAGGTCTCGAATCTCCTCGTTTAAGTCTTTGATTTTTTTGTCGTACTTGGCGATGAGCAGGTTCTTATGAACGATGCACTCCCTCTCATTTTTCAACTGATCAATCTTATCTGTCAAACCTCTGTAAACTTCGGAATTCCTCAACTCTTCTGCCCTTTGTACCCGATCAAACCGTAATTCCTCTTGAGCCTTGCTCAATAATTCGATACGGTTTTGAATTAGCTTAATATCCACCCTCCACCACCTTTCTTGTTTATTTTTTTCTATGAAGATCGGCATTCGGGCAGGTCGCAAAATGCGATATTCTGCCTTTGGCAATAATGCCATCTTCGGTAATAATTGTTATTACTTTTTCATCGAGCGGCATATTGACCCCTGCTGATGACTTTTGCCACACGATGTCGGATCCGCAACTTTTACATTTACTCATCGTATGTCTCCTCGAGCTCTTCAAATTGCTCATATACCTTGTTATCGAGTAAGTATGCGAACATCTCCCGGGAGTTCTTTATAGTCCAGTTGTATGCCTCAGTGATAGTTTTGTCGGTGATGTGAATGTACGAGTTGTCTTTCGTGCCGTTGTGTTGGTTCACATGGCAGTATCTGCCCATCTTTACCAGATACTTTGCCGCAGTAAGTCCCATGCCATAGAATTCAATCTGTCCGCTTCCTAGATACTCGTGCGATTCTTTTACTCCGAATTTGTAGTCAGTGATTAGCGGACCAGATAGCAGGTCGGCTATGAATACAATCTTGAGCCAGGGCAGGAGCATAACCTCGAGCTTTTTCTCGATGATTGGCGGTTGAGTATTCTTCTCGGGCAGGCGTATGCAGTCTTTGAGCTTCATCCCACCGAGGTCGATGGGCATGTGACCAGTTTCTTTTGCAATATTAGAGGCTTTTAGATGCAATTCAGAGCCTTGTTTCATCGCCTTATTTTCGAATGTAGGCAGGTGGAACATACAGTTGATGGCTGATTGAGGATCGCCCTGCGACCAGAATTTCAGTGTAGTAAAGCTGGTGCGGAATATCCTATTCTCCATCTTTCACCCCGCTCTTCTTCAAAGTGATTGAGAGTTGCTTTTTTCGGTCGTATTCCTTAATCCCGACTGGCAAGGTAGGGTGGTTTTTCATGTATTTGTCGAGTGCCTTGGTGTCCAGCGAATATGAAGTGTCGAGAAATTTGTTAGGGTCTACGCCAGGCTGTGTCTGCAGGTATTGCATCACTTTGTCGGCGTTTATAGTTCGAGTCGGTATCAATAACTCCTCTGGCACTTGGTCAATTTGCGATTCGTCTATGCCGTACTTCGAGCCATACGCCCGGTACATAATCTTTAGGCTGTCCGATACGATGGCTTTGAAATCAGGGTCTAGTTCGGCCGCTTTTTCTGCCAATCTCTCCTTGCAGTAGGCGAGTGTGTCCTCGACGAGCTTCTGTAGCTCGAGAAGTTTGAGCAGGTGGATCTCGGCGTTGTTGTTTATAATAATCTTATCGGCATCCTGTCGGATAAGATTTAGTTGCGATTCTTTTACTATAATCTCGAATATCGGTTGCTCGGTCTTCGGAGTTATTGGCTCTTTGTCGCTTGTGCTTCGTTTATGAAGTGTAATTAGTTCAGCGGTTGCCTTTGTAAATGTTGCCCTGATGTCTGTCTTGGGCTCGTCAAAGTCCTTGGCAATTTCGTCTATTGTTTTTTTCTCGATGTAAAACTGGTGCAGTATGCACTGGCTTTTTTCATCGAGCTGTTTGAATAGATCGGAATCGATTAATTTCTCAATTTCCTGCTCCATTTTGCTCCTATTTTTATGTTTTAATTGTACACCCCCTGTGGTGTTTTGTAAAGCTGTGGATAATTAAGGCGGGCTTACTTTTACGCTTGCCCGCCCCATTATTTAGATCAATTATCCTCGCATGCCGAGTAAGTTGTTAAGCCCTGATTCGTCGTCGTTTCCGATAGGTTCGTCTGCTACGATTGTCTTGCTCTCTTCCTGCTTGGCTTGTAGTGCTTCAGACGCTTTTTTGTCTGCCTCTTTCATTCGCTCTATCTGTTCGTCTACAGCTTCGACCTTCTCTTCCATTGAGGTGGTATCTTCCTGAATCTCGTCTAATTCGGCTTGAATTTCCGCTTCAGCGGGCTTTTCTGGCACTTTTTCTACTTTTGGCAGGTTTGCTACGATGTCTTTCTTTTTTAGCTCTTTGCTTTCGGTCTCGGCGTAATCCTGTGATACCTCTACGATGCCGCCGACCATATCGAGAACCTCGGGGATATAGGTCGAGATTATCATTGAAAGTACATTGTAACGCATTTTCTTGATTCGGTTGATACCAGGCTTCCAGCCGACTTTAGGACCAAACTTGCCCTCGGTGTACCCTGACTTTTTAGCATCCTCAAATTTGAAATCCTCGGTGTACTCTTCGACTACCTTCCCGGCTTCCTCTTTCCAAACCCTAGCCTTGCAGTGAGTGTCGTCTTCCTCTAAAAACTCGAATTTGTAACCGTGTACCCTGAGTCTCTTTGGGATAGCCTTACCCCAAATGTTCAACGCTCCGTTCACATAGTAAAAGCTCGCCAATGCTTCAGGCCATGTCATCCCCATCGATCTACCAACCTCAATCGCCAGCATAGCCTGCCCTGGCGTTTCGTACCCCTTGGGAAGTGCCTGCTGTTGCATCAGGTCTTTGGCTACTGCCCGGGACTGCATGTAAATGGTAGGGTCGATGAAAGCCGTCTGCGGGCTACTTTCCAACCTAAAAGGCTGAATCGCTGTGTCCTTTGATTCAGTCGGTAGTAAGTTCTTTTCTCCTTCGGTCATCCTCTTGCTCCTTTTCTAAATTAATTCTCTCTACTGTTTCAATCGCCTGCCAACATAACTGGCAGATTCGCTTGCCGTACTTGCTGCGGGCGACCTCCTTGTCACCACACACATCACACATCGTTCTCCTTTCCTCCTAAGTTATTACTTAAATATTGCTAATAAAGCCAGTCCTATGAAGAAGAGCAGTCCGATTACTTTGAGCGTGAGCTCAACTCTATCTACAAATCGTGTCCAAGCGGTCGCTCTTTTTACTCTTCTGCGGTAACTTTTTACTGTTTTGGTCATAATGTTTCCTTTTTGTTTTTGTTTAATTACTAACTATATCCAGTATAGCATATTTGTAATGGTTTGTAAAGGGGTATTATGCTTTTAATACAAGTCCTCACTAAACAAGGTTCCGCTCATATATCCCTCGGGGCTTGCTGATGGTATCCCCGCCTCATCTTGTAGCTTTCTGCCCTCTTCCCGAGTAACAAACCTGTTTTTGGATGTCATAAACCCCTGAGC